ACCCGGCCGCCGATCACGAGCAGCTTGCGGCCACCGCGTTGCTTGGTGAACTTGCCGGAGCGGGTGCGGCGCCCGGCCCCGAGCAGGTGGGCTCGGGCGCCACCCGTGGTCAGTGCCCACATCGCCGCGGGTTTCATGTCGATCACCGAGCGCCGGCCGGCGACTTTGTAGTTGACGCCGAGCCGGGTGCGGCCCCTCGAGCGGGCAGTACCGAACCGTGACAGGCGCCGGTCCCCGCCGGTCACCCGCTCACCGATGTGCAGCGCCTGGAGCTTGACGGCGTAGGAGATGTCGCCGAGCAGCTCGTCGAGCAGTTCACCGGCCAGGTCGTCGCCGAGCCTGGTGACCGGTGCCAGGTCGGCCCGAATGCTCGAGCCCACCGGGGTCAGCTCTCGGTGTCGTCGCCAGGCGCGAACGCGGCGAGCGCGACCGGGGCGGTGAACACGGGGACACCCTCGACCGCCATCGTCCCGGTCGACTGCCACGACGTGCCGGCGTCACCGCCGTACGAGCCGGCCACCGCGTAGAACGATCCGGACGCGACCGGGACGTCGTCGACGTCGGGGGTGAACTCGAAGAACACGAGCTGGGCGTCGTTGTCGAACAGGAACTGTGAGATCGAGTTCGCGGCGCCCCAGTCCTGCAGGTAGCTGAACGCGACCTGCCACGAGCTCGCGGCGTTCTTCGTCAGCGGCGGGACGCAGAACGTGCCCGGCCGCTGGGTGGTGTTCGGCACCGGGTCGAGTGACCAGTTGATGACCTGGCACCCGTATTCCTGGGTCGGTGCCGCGGTCAGGCCGAGCTTGATGGTGCCGGAGTTGTTCGGGTTGATGTCGACGACGGGCATGACGGTTCTCCTACGGGGTCGGTGGGCAGAGATCGGGGCCGGCGAACCGGACGTTGATGCGATGGAACATGGCCGGTGTCTTGCCGTCGGCGGTGTCGGTCTCGAGCGGGATGTTCGGGTCGAACTGGTATTGGGTGCCGGCCAACGCCTTGAGCACGTTCACGCATTCGTCGACCGCCGCGGTGTACTGCTCTTTCCACGGTGTCGCCTGCACGGCCGGGCAGATGTCGATCACGTGGTACACGAGCCGGTTGCCGGGTTGCAGCTCGAGCCGCACCGGTGCCAACACGACTGATGGCAAGGCCGTCGTGTTGTCACCGGGCGGCGCAACCGTGAACCCGGCCCCCTCGAGCAAGGTCACCAGGTCGGCGATCGTGCTCACGCGATACCCCACCGGTTCTGCGCCGGGGTCCAGTAGTGACGCAGGTGCCGGCCGAGATCCTCCGGGATGATCACCCCGGACATCGACACCGTGGCGAACGGGTCGAGATCACCGGAGCGGGTCGACACGTCCTGGTAGATCCGCTCCGTGAGCAGCATCGCGCCGTGCTCGGTGAGCGCGTTGGCCGGGAGGTCGGCGACGATCATGGAGATGTCCGCGGCGATGTACTCGAGGGCGGCCGTGGCCGGCTCGAGCAGCTCGGCGGCCGGCACGTTCAGTCGAACGGCGGCACGCTGCGCGATCACCTCCGGGTCGATCACTTGCTCGACTTGCTCGCCGATGCGGTCTCGAAGGGCACGACCGGGGCGCCGGTGATCTTGACGATGCCGGCCGGGATCGGGGCACCGAAGGCGCCCATGCCCCACACGGCGACGTTCTCGCCGAGCTTCTCGACGTCGGCTGCGGCGACCGTCATCGGCCCTTCCTCGAACCATGACGCGGCCTGCCCGTTCGACACGAGCAGGGTGCCGGCGGCGAGGAACGGGTCATGGATCACCCGCAGCCCTGACACGCTCACCGACAGGGTCGATGCGTCCGCGGTACCGGACGTGTTCTGTGTGCCGTACATCGCCGGGAACAGATCGGGCAGGCCGCCGATCCCGGTGAACACATCGGATGCGGCGAGCGCGAACGTGGCCGGTGAACCGGTCGCGGTCTCCACCGCGATCGACGCGGCGAACAGGGCGGCGCGCACGGCGGCCCCGTCGCCGGCGACGTCAACGGTTCCGGTCCCGGTTGCTGCGGCGACTGCCGCGGTGGCGGCGGCCTTGTCGGTCACCGCGGCGTACGCGGCGAACATGATCCGCAGGTAGGCGTCACGGTACGACGGGGCCGACCGGCGGATGAGGGGATACGAAATATCGGATCCGCCGGCGAATGTGTCGAGATCGGCGGTGCCCTTCTTCAGTGAGACCTTGACCGACGTGATCGCGGTTTTCTCCACGGCCTGCACCCCGACGAGGGTGAGCAGGTCACCGTCGAAGTACGGCCAGTTCACGTCCATGCCGGCCGGCGGCAGCGGCTCGGTCCCGAACGCGTCGATCAGCGGCCGGGAACGCTCGAGGATCCCGTAGACGGTGGTGACCCACCCGGGCGGCATGACACCGGGGTTGTCGGTGGTGATCTGGTCGACGAGTGCCCGGTGCAGCAGCTCGGTCAGGTGTGCCCGGTCGGCGGGCCGGTCGTACACGGCGTCGGCGAAATCGGCGAGGGTGCGGAACTCGGCGAGCGGGTGCGCCTCACTGGCGTAGGTCAGCCCGGCCGGCGCCATCGTGGCGCGAGCCAGCTCGTCGCGTACGGCAGAGATCTGGCGCTCGAGCACGGCCGGGGTGACCACCTCGGCGGTGACGGTCGGGGCAACCGGCGGCACCGGCTGCGTATCGGGCATGACGGTGACGTCGGGCATGGTTTCTTCTCCTGTTGCTTCGGTGGTACGGGTGAGGATCGGGGCGGCGTGTGCCGGGCGGAACGCGAACGCGACACCGTGCACGACGGCACGCTGACGGACCACGGACGAGCGGTCGGCGGACCAGTCGTCATCGACCGCGTCGAACTCCATCGACACGGCGTCGATCACTTCGGCGTCGATGAGATTCAGGATCTCGTCGCCGGCGGCGGTGTGCGCGATCTGCATGGTGACGGTCGGGCCGTGGTCGTCGGCGCCGAGCGCTGTGGCGCGGCCGATGAGTCGGCCGTTGTGTTCGTCGGTGACGTGGACCCGGTCGGCGAACTCGATCGAGCCCTTCCGGAACGTCTCGGTGAACTGGCCGTCAGCGACGGTGACCCGGCGCGGTTCTTCGTAGTTGCAGAGACGGGCGGTGATCGTGCGCGCCGCGGTGTCGGCGGTCAGGGTGGCGGATGCGCGGTACAGCATCAGAGTCCTTCCACGTTCGGTGAGATCGGGACGAGGTCGGAGTCGGGCAGCTCGGGGAGTCCCTCGAGGGCGCGGGCCTCGGCCGGGGTGTGGATCCCGGCGCCGATCGACGTGGCGTAGGTGGTGATCCGTTCGGCCTGATCCATGCGCACGAGGTTCGACGTGTCGAAGATCGCCGACTGACCGCGGGGCATCAGGTCACTGAACGCGGCCTCGATCCGCGACAGGATCCCCGGATACAGCCCGAGCTTCAGCCACCGGTTCAGTTCCGCCGCGGTCGTCGAGTAGGTCAGCGATGACTGGGCGGCGGTGTTCAGCAGTGACGGTGGGATCTGCTGGACACGCGCCGCGACCGCGTCCAGATAGTTGACGGCCTCGAGCAGCAGGGCGTCCGACGCGGACGCCGGGTTGTACGTCTCGATCGCGATGCCACCCGACAGCAGCGCCGGGCGGCGCTCGGCGCGTGCCGTCAACCACTGATCCATGAACTCGCTGGCCTGCACGTCGGTGACCCGGTTCGGGTGCACCACCGCGTACGGCGGGACGGCGCCGGCGCCGTAGTACTCGGCCCCCCACCGGTACACGTAGATCAGTTGCTCGAGCACGGCGCGGACCCGTTCGATCGGGGATCGGTCCGGCACCGGGCCGTCCTGCACGAACTTGACCGGGTGCAGATCCTTCGTCTCGATCGCCCGGCCGTCGAGCGTGGCGTTGTCGAGCACCTTGCGGGCCGGGTCCTTCCACGTGACGTTGAGCCGGCCGTTGTCGATCTGCTCGACGGCCAGCGGCCAGCCGGCCGAGTCGTAGACCGGGACGTACAGCCAGGCGATGTCCCAGCGGGTCATCGCGTTGACGATCTTTTCGATCGTGTCCCGGTACGGCTCCTGCGGATCGGGGCGGCGCAGCAGTGACGGGGTCGGGTTGAGCCGGCCACCCAGCTCGGAGAACCCGACGAGCTTCATCATCGCCGCGGTGTCGGCGGTCAGTTGGCGGCCGGCGACGATCGACGGCAGCTCGAAAATGTCGATCAGGGCGAGCTGCTCGGCGACCGCGGCCAGACGAGCTCGGACCGACTGCGGTGGTGACGTCTCAACGTTCGCTCCGAACAGTCGCTGTATCCACGTCCCCACGGCACCCCAGGGTGATGTAACTCACCCGAGCGAGCAAGTGTCCGGTACCTGGGTGCGGACGATCCGTTTACGCGGCTGAGATCGAATCGTAGGACCCGGAATGTTTCGCTAGACCTAGTGGATCCCGGCGTGGCGGCCGTGAACGGCGGGGTGCGCCCATCTGGCGAGCCCGGCGGCCTCGAGCGGTGCGACGTCGACGTCGGTGTCCCGACGTCCCCACAGCCATGACCCGTCGCCTACATTGCGGCGACGGGCGCCGGCGACGGCCAGGTCCAGCGCGGGGTGTGGAACGTGGCGGATGATTCCGGCGGCGACCGCTTCGACGAGCTGGCCGGCCGCCGCGGTGGCGCCCCGCAGCCGAGTGTCGACCACGGGGAGCCCCGCTGCCTCGAGGGGTGCCCACAGTACGCCCGCCGGGCCGGCGGCGTCGAGCGGCAGCGCCTGCACCGGGTACCGGTCGTACAGCTCGACCAGGCGGTCGACGGCCCACATCGTCGCCGGCCGGTAGTCGACCACCTCGAGGGTGGCGATCTGGCCGTCGTGGTGGCAGGCGACGAGCGCGGTGGTGGCCTGGTCGGCGCCGACGGCGACACCGATCGTCATCGGCCGGTCCCGTTCGGGTGCCGGCACGGCGAGCCCGGCCCACACGATCGGATCGAGCGGGGTGCCGGCGCCGGCGGTGCGGTCGGTGACGTTCAGGTAGTTGCGGACGAACGCGGCCCGGTCGAGTTCGTGTTCGGCGTGCAGCCAGTCCAGATCGATCGTCCCGTACCGGCCCGGCGCCCTGACCGCCGGGTGAGCGGCGAGCCATACCGCGGGGTCGTCGTAGTCGGCGCCCTCGTAGTCGGCGGACCACTCGAGGTAACAGATCCCGGTGCCGACGTCGGCGGCCGCCGCGGCGCGGCCCCGGTCGATCCAGTCGATCAGCCACGTCGAGTCCGCGGTACCGGCGGCCGACTCGAGCAGCATGCGCGCGTCCGGTCGGGTCGCCATCAGTGGCCGGGCCGCGGTCTGCAGCTCGAGCCCGCGGGCCAGCGAGTGCGCCCACAGTTCATCGAACACGACGAGGTCACCGGCCTGGCCGTGCAGGGCGGCCGGGATCGGGGCGAACAGGCGGGCGACCGACGCGGCCCGCGGCACCTCGAGCGCCTCGGATCCGTTCGACATGCGCGGCGAGATCAAAGAATTCAGCTTCGACGTCGCGACGATCGGCACCCACTCGTCCCTAAGAGTCATCGCGGCATCGGCACGGGTCTGCGCGGTGTACCAGGCGCGGCGCCGGCGGCCGACAAGCGTGGCGGTCGTCAGGTCGACGAGCGTGCCGAGCGACTTGCCACCGCGGCGAGGGACGAGCACGACGGCGATCTGATAGGCGGGCACCAGTTCGCCGGTGTCGGGGTGCGGCACCAGTTCGCCGGTGACGTCCCAGATGTGTCGTTGCGACTCGAGGGGTCGCACGCCGAGCTGCTCGGCGACGACGGCACGCGCGGCGCCGGTGGTGGGCCGGTCAGGTCTCCGCGGTGTCCCGTACAGCGGCGGACAGAGCAGCGGTGAGTTCGTCGAACGGGTCATGGCCGGTGGTCGGCGGCCGCAGCTCCCGGAGCACCTCGAGCTGGACCCGGCCGAGGGTGGCGATCGTGTGCTCGGATCGTTCGTCGTCGCGCTCGAGCCGGTCGAGTGACGCCGCGCCGGTGCGGGCCAGGGTCACCATCGCCGCGGTGTAGTCGTCGAACGCGTCGAGATCGCGTAACAGCTTGGCGAGCTTGTCGACGGCGCGCTGATTGCGGCCGCGTGGGGTGACCCCACGACCGACGCCGGGCAACCGCGGCTGAATCGTCACGGTTCCGGGCGGATCCGGGCGGATCGGCGCGTATTTGTAACTGACCGGCTCTGCCCGGCTCGATCGGGGGAGAGAAGAC